GCCACTTTATAGCTCGGAGCCACGTCCTTCTCACGAAGGGTTGCGAGCCCGCTGCTGTCTACAAATCCTCCCAAGAAAGCGAGGTATAATCCTGCGTCGTTACGCAGGTAACCGGTAGGCCTTCCTCCCTTGACGTCAGAAACGACGTCCTGACGTACCGAGCGACGAACGAGTACCGGGTAAGATCCGTGTAGGATCCCTCGGGCCGCCCTGAGCTCGACGTGCCAGCCGCAGAGTTTCGCGGTATTGGAGAAACATCGAGAGTTGTCACTCTTGGGTCCGAGCTGCGCCCAATGTGCATACCAAGCATAAAGCTTGATAACATCGCGAGCGTAGTACCAGGCCCCAAACAGCTTGACTCTGGCCAGTCCAGACCGGCGTTTGATTCCGCCGCGAGCTCTAATTCCGTTAACGTAAGCGGCAAGATCCTTAGTAAGGTCTCCTGCAGCTCGTTTGGCGGTTTCGATGTCTGGTGCGCCACACATGTAGCCGTGTCCAGCTGCGAAACAGGAATCCACAGCAGTATATCGCCGTGGATCGACCTCGAACCGAAGGTAGGTCGGGATCGCTTCGCGAATGCTATGCAGCACCGCGTAGACCATTTCGCAGTTGAGATGCCGATTGTTATATGCGGCGAGTCGGTTATGTAGTGAGAAGTAGTGATGTACATGTTGCAAGTCCTTTAAGTAGACGCCACGAATATCGTGACCGTTGAAATAGTCCTTGCCACATGATTCGCGGAAAGGGCCTGAGTTGAACGACTTAGCTCGATTCACGAGGAACCCGTAGCGCTCAAGCGTCCAGGTGACAAGTTCGTAAGCAGATTTCTCTACTACGATGTCGTCACCAAAAACGCCGAAGTTAGCAGGGGCGCCACGCCGGTACTTGGCCTTTAGGCCGAGGACACGGTAACAAGCCATAACCACACTCGCGAAAAGATAGGTCTGCAACGGGAATGTGAAACCGTTTCCCATTGAAGACATCATCTCTAACTTTATCCATTGACCGTTTGGTAACTTGGTTTCTGGACTGCGCAGCTTAAGAAATAGCCGGTAAAGATAATCCGGCATCTTCGCTTTGCAGAGAGTTAGGGCCATCATGTCGCTAGCGGAGGTGAGATCGATAGTGCCAAAAGCGCCGTCGATTGAACCTACGCGAGCCAGCTCGGCATTTAATGCAGGTTGCCGAGACAGATCGATTCGGAACTCCCTAAGGAGCGACTCCTCGATGATAGCACCAGCAGCCAGTTGAAACAACATCTGTAAAACTGGTTCGGTGCAGATGGTACGCGATTCATCACTGTTCTTAACAGCGAACGATAAGTTACTGCCCCGAACGCGTAGAGCACCACGCTGATGCCATGTTGTCATTATGGCATCGATCCAGCGGGCGTCGTATCGCGTCGTCCACCTGAGCAGGTGGATGGATTCACTATGGGTGTACGTCAGCGTGCTATCGAAAAGCTTTGAGTAAAAGTTCTCGGT